ACCGCGCAAGGCGGTCGCCGTTAGTATAGCTATGGTTCAGCTGAATTCTCAGCTGAGGAGGAAGCCGGGGCGGGGCCGCACCCACGTGTTGCGAGGCGAGTTGTAGCTGGCGTAGCCGCTGCTGTTGCAACAGCAGACGTGGGACGCCGAACCACCCACGACGGAGCGAAGCCACCAAGCGACGCGAACTTTCACCCTGTCCTTGGTCTGGCGGAAGATGGGGAGCTGGCACGCCTCGCCCACGGAGTAGCCCTTGGTGCCCCATACGGGAGCGCCGTAGACCTCCATCTCGTTGAGCGACCAGATCTTGCCGAGGTTCGCCCACGAACAGCCCGAGGACTCCGTAAGGCTCTCGCTTGAGCTGTAGCGCTCCTCAAGCAGGCAACGGCGGTCGATGATGCGGTTGCGGAGTGCCTGCGGGAGCTTGGGGTAAAGCCACTCGGTCTCCCAGCGGTGGAGGTTGCTCACGAGGTACGGGTGCTTCTCGTCCGCAGTGCCCTGATTGCTCGCCGTGTCGCCCCAGTAGAGGTACTGGCCGTCGGTGGTCTGCCATTCCGGGTCGGTGATGGCGATGGGATCGAAGAGGCACACCAAGTGGTGCTGCGTGAGCTGCGTGTCCATCGCGTTCAGGTAGGTGTCCATGCCCGCGATGCGCACCGTGAGGTTGCTGCTCTCCACGGGCACGGTGAAGTAGTCGCCGATGCGAAGGTTGCCGAAGCCGGAGTCGCACAGCCCGCCGAGGTAGGCGTAGAGGTCGGACTGCCCCGAGAAAAGCGAGTTGAGGTTGCGGCCCGCGTAGATGCCGTTGAACTCCTGACGGTCGTACTCGGCGTTGTTGGATGCCTTTTCGGCGGCGTCGCGCGCCACTTGGTCGATGATCGTGTAGTTGGTTCCGTTGACGTTGAGGGTCTGGGCGTTCGCCATGTGCTTGCCTTTCTACTTGAGGGTGATGGTCGTGCCGCTCGCCGTGCAGGTCGAGCCGAAGGTGACGGTGCTGCCGGATACGGAAGCCTTGGAGCTTGGGCAGAACACCGTGCCGTCCATGTAGAAGAAGTCTCCGGTGGAGTTCGCGAGCATCGATCCGAGCTTGTCAATCTGGGCGCGCATCTCGGCCACGTCCTCGTCCCCCACGACGCTCGATTGCAGGTTGTCCGCGACGTTACGGGCGTAGGTCGCCGCGTTGTTGGCGTTGGTGGCCGCACCGTTCGCCGCGTTCGTGGCGGCTTGAGATTGGCCCTTGAGCGAGTTGAACTCCGTCACGCGGTTCTCCTCGGCGGTGGCCCTCGCTTCCTCTTGGCTCTCGCGGGTCTCCTCGGCCTTCTGGCGCGCCGCCTCGTTGCTCTTGCGGTCGTTCTCTGCGCTTACGCGTGCGGACTCTTGGCTCTCGGCCTTCTTCTCGTAGGCTTCCCACTTCTCGTAGAGCTTGGTGAGCATGTCATCGTAGTACTCTGCGGCAGCCTCGGGGTCGGACGTGTCCACGGCGGGCAGGATTCTCAGCTCGAAGCCCTCGGTAGACTCCGCCTTTGTCGTTCCGCTGTAGAGAACAAAATGCGCGAGCCTCGCCAAGCCCGGCGAGGAGACAGCCTGAGACGGCAGCGTGCACTTCACGATGCTTCCGGAGATGGACGCCGTGCAGCGCGCCCACGTCCCGTCGGCCTTGAGGATGTCGAGGCGCGCAGTCAGGCCGCTGGGCGTGTATTTCTCGCCGTCGTTCATGAGCTGGGCGCTGATGGTCTGCGTGGCCACGTCGCCCTCGCGCACCACGACGCGCGGCGGCACGAGCGACGTGCTCTTGTTGACCTCAAGTGTGATTTCGTGGGTTACGGCCATCTACTCCTCCGTCCCGTACACGAGCGCTTTGAGATCGGCAAGTGCCTCGGCAAAGGTCTTGCTCTGTCCCTCGTTACTGGCGGACATGGCCATAGCGGCGGGCTGCTCGGCAGCAAGAGCGTCGAACACATCACACGTGGCCTTAGCTATGTCCAGAACGTCACCTTTTCGGGCGAGAACGACGCCGCTCACGCGCGGCTGTGGCTCCGTGATTTCCTCGGCGTGCACCACCTCTCTGCGACCGGTGTTATAGCGCGCGATGAATATGGCCCCCTGCTCCTCGGCAGCGGAGAGCTTTTCCGTGTCGAACTCTGCGATTGCGGCCTCTTGGTTCCCGATGGGGTCATGAAGCAGGTATTCGACAACGTATTCCGAATAATTCTGTCCCTCGTCCATTTGAAGCTCCTTCCTATGAGTTCATTGACCTGACGCAGATGCCGTTGATGAACCTGCACTCCATGAGAACCAAGTCCTCTAGCTTCCAGCTGCCGGGGTAGCTCGTGAATCCGGCAAGCCATATGCGCCCTGTGCTACCGCTCGTCGTTGTGGTTGACGTGCTGGACGATGCGGCGGTCGAGAATATTGGCGTGCTCATGCGGATGTGCTCCTTGCCGTAGAGCTGCATCCCGTACTTGGTCTCACCGGTCGGAATCCACTTCATAGCGGCGCTGTAATCGACGTATCCGATCTGGCTCCCGTCTCGGTAACCAGCGAGCTGCCCCATGCTGTTCATCTGCAGGTAGTCGCTGTCGTACCCGCAGCGGAAGGTGCCGCGTGCGGTTACGCTCTGTGCCGTGAGGACTCCGTACCTCGTCATCGATGAGTACGTGCTGTCCCATGAGAAGCGGTTTGATTCGATCGTCACCTGACCGCTCTCGACAGAAATCTGCGACGAGACGCTGCCCTTGGAAACCTTCAGCTCAATCTCGTCCTCGGCGACGCTGATGCGCGCCAACGAACCCGAGTCGCACACGCGCCATACAGAGCCGGTGTAGATGAAGGTCACTGTTGTCCCGGATCGCCAATAGTAGTCTTGCGTCATCAGGGAGCTTCCAGCGTATATGCTCTTGGCTCCCGTGCCGTTCACGTTGAGTCGAGGGTAGCTCGCCGTGTTCGCGTAGCTGAAGTAAACGGATACCATGACGCCAGCGGTTAGGCTGAAGTCCCCGCTGACGCTGACGGCCTTTTCCTGCGTTGCGGATGCGGTGTTGCACGTGCCATACCGGGTGAGCTTAGACTCGGCTGAGTCGATGTCGCCATGTAGGTTCTTGACCTCCGTCGTAACCCTATCGTCAAGGACGGTTATGCTCGACTTGGTCTTAGACAGGTCATCCTTGACGCCCTGAACCTCTAGGGTTATCGCCTCCTCGGTCGCCTTGATGAGCGAGTGCGATCCGGAGTCCGCGACGCGCCAGTAACCGCCCGCGTAGACGAACGTTATGAGCTCTTGTGCCTTCCAGTAGTTTTTCGACGCAAGGCTGACGTTGTTCAGCATGATGTACTTCGCGCCGGTTCCCGACACGTTGAGCCTCGGCGATGAGGCCGTGTTCTCGTACAGGAAGCGGACGGAGACGGTAGCGCCCTCCCTGAGTTTGAAGCCCTCTATGCTCACGGCCTTGTCCCTAACGGACGCCGCCGTGGTGCAGTAGCCGTATACGGCCTTGACCTGACCGATTCCGTCATCTAGTTCGTTGAACTTCTGCTCCGCGCTGGTGGCTCCGATGTAGACGCACGAGGCGTTGAGCATGACCGTCTTCTCATCGAAGTCCGCGACGAACACCGGGGCTTCGGCATCGCCGACCACCAAGCGACCCGCCTTGATGAGGTTTGCTAGCAGCGTGCCGGTCGTAATCCAATCAGCAACAAAGCCCGCGCCCGTGCCGAAGGTGCGCCAGTCGTAGGAGCCGTCGGCCTTGGTGCCGCTCGCGATCCTGAAGCCGAGGGAGCACAGCTGCAATGCCGTGCCGCCGGTCGCGGTCGGCCGACCGTCCTCGTCAAGCGGCACGCTTGAGAAGATGAAACCGTTCTGGTAGCTCACGTGCATGTAGCTCATGCCGTTCATGTTGAACTGCTCGTTGAGCGAGTCGATGAGCTGCTGGAGGAACGCTGGCGTGGTGCCCGCAACCGCGTCCCAGCTTCCCGACTGGTTTTGCAGGTTCGCTATCTGCTGCTGTTGCTGCTGCAAGATGTCGGCGATGCTCTCGATGACGTTGCCCAGCGTGACCGTCCGCGTCTTGCCAAGCATGTCGATGACCTGCTTGGTGACGCGGCCCTGACAGCGCAGCGTTGGCTCGAAGCTTCCGTCTACCATCTGGGTATCGTCGCCGACGCCCACGCCCTCCCACGGGCGGCCCATGGCCACGAGGTCAACCACGTCGGCCTCGTAGGTAACTCCGGGGTTCTTGTGCTCGTCAAGGTAGGCCTGCGTCTCGCTCTTGAGCTGCCCAGCGTCCTCGCAGCTTGAGTTCTCGTACTTCCCGAACACGTGCGCGAAGCCGCCTTTGCCGTCGGGGCGACCGTAGGTTTTGAGCGCGGTTGCGTCCTCAACGTAGTCCTTGCCGCCGTTGATGTCGCCGAACGTGAGCTTGCGTCCGTAGCCGCCCGTGTCGGTCTCGACGCCCTTGCCGTAGCCGTAGCAGGCAGTGATCGCACCCCAGTGCTCGGTGCGCTTGATGCTGTTGATGTCTTTGCCGTAGCTGAACCGGCGGTGGCCGTTTGCCTCGCCGCGGTGCTTGAGGATAGACACGCGGCGGCTCGTCACGCCGCTCGCCCCGACGGTGATGGAGGTCTCAAGCTCGCCACCGCACGAGAGGATGTCGTTCAGGGCCGTGCGGCAGTCGGTGTGGTAGAAGGTCAGGCCGCTGGACACGGTTCCTGGCTGGTCTACCGTGCCGACCTCCCAGCGGGTAGGCTCAAGGCACACCTCAAGAGCGCGCTGGAAGCTGTAGCCGTATGGCCTCCTGTCCTCGATGTAGTCGCCGAAAAGCTCGCAGATGGAGTTGAGCGCCTTGTCGCTGTAGATGGGGAGGCCCGCCGCGCTCGCGCCCTGCGGGTCTTGGCACACGTGCTCGTGCGGCACGCCGTTCATGTCTTGCCACACGAGGCGGTACCCCTCCTTGAGCGGGAAGGCCGTCGTGATGTCAACCGTGTCCTCGCCGTTGAGGCAGTCCGTCCACACGAAGCCGAGGAGCTGCCGCGCGACGATGGTTCCCACGTATGCGTCATGGCGGCTGTAGACGTCTACGCGCATCACAGCCACCTCTCGTCCCACTCGACGGTGGCGGTTCCGCCCGACACCATGAGGGATACGTCGCCCTCGATTGAGAAGAAGTCGCTCGTGATGTCCACGGCGTGGTCTGTCCCGTTGATCGTGCAGCGCTCAAGGCCCATGTCGAGCACGACGGTCTGCGATCCGGTGAAGCTCGCGAGCACGCGCACGAACTCACCTGTATCGACGTTCGTTATCTGCCACTGGCTGCCCTTGGGCGGCTTCACCGTGACAACGGGGCGAGCCGGGTAGCTCCCTCCCACGCGAACGCGCTTGGTGCCGCTCACCTCGACGCTGCGGCGCTGTCCGTAGGAAACCGGGTCTGCGCACAGGAACGTGAGGTCAACGTCCGGAACGTAGGCTGGCTTGCTCGGCTCAGCACCGCCCTCGTACAGGGCCATGAGGTAGGTGGTCGGATCGTCCGGGAGAACCAACGGCGCGGGAACTGATGACTTCAGGCACGCGGCGAGGGCCTTGCGCGCCTCGGTTACCTCGCTCATGAGGCGGCGGGTGATGCACCCGCTCACCGTGACCTCTATGGCGTCAAGCTCCACGGAGGACACGAGCGCGCCGTCCATGCCGGGTACCTGCGTCTGGGTGATTCGCCGCTTGGGCACCACCTGCCGCTTCACGTCGGTCACGAGCAGGTACGGGGAGAGGTCGTTTCCGTCGAACTCTATCCTCTGGTCGAAGCTCATACGGCGTACCCCCTTCCTCGTGCCGTGATCCTGCTGCTCTTAGCCAGTGCGGTCGACACCGCGTCGACGCCTATGTAGGCGTTGGTGTCCTTGGATGCTATCTCGCGCAGAAGATTCACCATCTCGCCAAGCATCGCCACGACCTCGGCATCGACGCCGCCGCCTTGCTGGGCGGTGCCGTACCCAACGGTGCGCACGCCGGACGAAAAGCCCCCGTTGTTGGCCTCGAAGTAGGATGCGCTTGCGAGTCTCCTTGCCGCGTCCGACACGGCACCCTCGCCCTTCAGCATGCCGGTGGCGAAGTTCTGCGCGAGGTGCAGGCCGGAGGTCTCGCCGCCCTTCTCCGATCCCGACCACGGGCCTTCCTCGGGAACCGAGAAGCCCATTGCGCTCTTTGCTGCGCTGACGATGCTCCAAGCGGCGTTGGACACCCACGTTATGCCCGCGCGGATGCCGCTGGCGAAGTTGCTCGCAAGGTGGCTGCCCCAGCTGTATGAGTTGCCCGCGTTCTGCATGTTGCTAGCCGCGCTGGCGAGGCTCCGCGCGTTGCTGCGTGTGGAGCCGACGCCGGAGCCGATGCCGCTGGCGAAGTTGCTGGATGCGCTGCGACCCTTGCTCGAAAGGTCTGATGGAGTGCCGGACACGCCGGACGATGCGCTGCTGGCGAGGCTCCGCGCGCTCGACGCCACCGAGCCTATACCTGCGGCGAGGCCTGACGAAAGGCCGCTCGACGCCCTGCTGCCCGTGCTCTGCGCTTCGCCCGGAAGCCCGCTGATGCGGTCGATGAGCGACTGCCCCAGCTGAGCGATGGAGCTGAGGGGGCCGGAGGTATTCCCGCTGATGCCGTTCGATAGGCCCGCGTCCACATCGGAGCCGATGCGGTAGAAAGCTTGCGAGGGCGAGTGGGATTCCAGCGTGTCCTTGGCCTTGTCTATCACATCTTGGCCGAGCAGCGCCGCCTGCTCCTCTGAGAGCGTGCCGTTGGCGATTCCGTTGGCGAGCCCTTGGTCGATGTCGTGGCCGAGGAGCTGCGCGGCTGCGGGAACGTCTCCGCCCGTGAGCTGAAGTGCGATCATGGACAGCATGGTGTTGGTCGCCCCGGACGCCGTGAAGCTGTTCGCGGTGATTCCGTCGGCCACGCTCTGCGGGAGGCTGATGCCCGCGCTGCTCATCTGGGACGAGACGCTAGACCAGTCACCGGTTGCCGCCGCCTTGAGGATGCTCGTCGCGGTATCGACGTTTACCGTCCCGCTCTGCATGCCGTTGGCGAGCGCCGTTGCGGCATTGAGGCCCGCGTCGTTCATCTGAACGCCCATGCCGTCGAGCGTCGTAATGATGCTCTGTGAGGTTCCGTCCCATGAAGCCACAAGCTGGGTGAGCTGCTGGTCATTGAGGCTCCGGAAAGCCTCGACCGAAACGCCCGCGTTGCTCAGATCGGTGGCAAAGTCGTTGATGTCACCGCCCACCGCGTTCATGGCCGTCGAGACGGTTGAGCTTGACAGCACGAGGTTCTGCATGCTGAGCGCGTTGCCGTCGGCTATGGCCGCCTGAGCCGTCATGGAGGACGAAACGTTGTTGATGGAGGTGTTGCACGCGTCGAGGGCGGCTTGGGCGTCGTTTACCGCCTTCGCCTCCTCGGAGCTGGCAAGCGACGCTTCCCACGCCGATTCGGCCATCTCCTGAGCGTTCGTCACGTACGGGCCGCACGTGTTGATGTAGTTCTGGATGTAGGCGTCTCGTTCCTTCTGCTTCTCGTTGTACGCCTGCTGCGCTTGGGTGAGCGCCGTGATGTCCTCGGCCTGCTGCTGGTACAGCGCAGATAGGTTCTGCTGCTGCGCGTCAACCTGAATCTGCTGCATCTTCTGGTCGATGTAGCTGCCGAGCGATGCCGTAACGTCCTGAATTGCCCCGTTCTCATCCGCCAGCTTGCCGTTGGCGGCGTCGGTGACCTGAATCTGCGTCCCGCACAGGTCGTTCACCGTATCGACGGCGGTGCGGAGCCGCGCCTGGGCGTCGTTTGCGAGGTCGGTATGGTTGGCGTACTGCTGGATGGTCGAGTAGGCCTGCTGAAGCTGCGCCATCTGGGCCGATGCGCTCGTGTTGGTGTCGCTGATGGTCTGCGCGAGTTGGGCTTGGGACTCAAGCATCCCGTCGATGTCCACCTTGGCAGCACCGGCGGATTCGCCGTAGCCCTCAAGGGCGTCCGCGCCCGCGTTGGACGCGCTCACGCCCTTCTCGGTGGCTGCGGTAAGGCCCTCCGTTGCGGCCTTCAGGTTATCCTCGTGCTCCTTGGCCTCTTGGAACACTCCTACGAGGGCGGTGATTCCCGCGATGATCGCGAGCGGTGCGATGGTCGCCAGCGCGAGCTTTAGGCCGGTGGCCGCGACGGATGCAGCCTTCATGGCCACGCTCTGAGCGGTTACGGCTGTGGTGCTCGCCTGTGCTGCGGTTGCGGACGCTTTGTATCCCTCGACGGTGCCCTTCGCGGCGTCCATGGCGCTCTTGCGCTCGGAAACCTCCTGCTGAAGGTTTGCTATCAGCTCTTGGTTTGCCTTGCTGCCCTTCTTCTGCTCGCGCTCAAGGTCGCGCAGGGCGGCGTTGTACTTGGTCTGAGCGGTGCCGGCCTCGCTGACAGCATCGATGTACTGCTGCACCCCGCCAGCAGCCTTGGCGGCAGGGTTGCGCTCAAGTGCCTTGGCAAGCTTCTCGTTTCCCTGATACGCCTTGAGCGACGCCGCGTTGGTGGTAGTGAGTGCGTCGGCGTAGGTCGCTATCTCCTGCTTGGCCTTTCCGTAGGCCGTGACCATCGAGCCGACGCCCTTCGTGATCCGACCGGAGACCGACAGCACGGGGCCTGCCGCTGCCGCCACGAGGCCGAAGCCCACTACGGCCTGCTGCGTTCCCTCGTCCATCTCGCTGAAGGACTCCGCTGCACCGCCGACGGCGTTCGCTACGTCAGTGACCGCAGGTGCCAGAGCGCCGCCCACTTGGATGGATGCGGTCTCTATCGCGCCGTTCATCTCCTCGATGCTGCGCTGCGTGTCGCCCATCTGGGAGTCGGCGAGGCGCTGCGCCGCCGTCTGGTCGTTCGTCGCGGCTGTGTAGCGCTGGATGCCCTCGGTGCCCTGGTTCATCATCACGAGGGCCGCGCGGGAAGCGTCGGCGCCGAAGATGGTCTGAATGGCAGCGTCGCGCGTGGCGGAGTCTAGGCCGCTGAGTTTGGCCTGAAGCTCGCCCGCGACCCCGGCGGCGTCGAGCATGTTGCCGCTTGAGTCACGCACGTTGATGCCAAGGCTCTCCATCATGGCGGCGGACTTGTCCGTGGGGGCAGCGAGGCGCTGAAGCATCGTCTTGAGCGACGTGCCCGCGTCGCTTCCCCTGATACCGGCGTCGGCGAAGGCACCGAGCACGGCGGTGGTGTCCTGAATCGACCACCCGGCGCTGTGCGCCTGAGCGGACACCTGAGAGAGACCCTGCGTGAGGTCTGAGACGTCTGCGGAGGACGCGGCGGCGGCACCGGCGAGCGCGTTGGCCGCCTCGCCGGTCTCGTCGGCGGTGAGGCCGAAGGCCCCCATGGCCTGAACGGTCACGTTCGCCGCCTCGGCAAGCTCAAGGCTACCGGCAGCCGCCAAGTCCATCGTGGTCTTGAGCGCGCCGCCCTTGATGTCGGCTGCGGTGAGTCCGCCCTTGGCAAGCTCCTCCATCGCTGCACCGGCCTCTGAGGCGCTGAAGACCGTATCGGCTCCCATGTCCAAGGCGAGCTGTCGCAGCTCCTCCATGTCGGCCTTGGGGTCGTTCAGCGCACCCTCGACGCGGCTCATGCTGCTCTCGAAGTCGATGGCGGTCTTGGCGGATGCCGCGCCGATAGCCGCGAGGGGAACGGTGACGCCTGCGGTCATAGCGTCGCCCGCGTCTGCCACCTGCTGGCCCGCGTTGTAGATGCGCCCGCCAGCCTCGGCGGCCTTGGAACCAGCCTCGACCCAGCTCTTCGAGATCGAGCCTTCCGCCGCCGCAGTCCTCACAGCAAGGCGCTCAAGGGACTTCTCGGCGCGTTCGACCGCCGACCCGTTGTAGGAGCCGGATATGGCTATGGAGATGCTTGCCTTACCCATTGAGATACTTCCTTATGGTCTGCTCGATACGGGTCTCAACGGCGTTCACAACGGCGTCCTCGTTGTCTAGCACCGCCTTCACCAGCGCGCGGGGCGGGTTGCCCTTCGGCACGCCGACGGGGAGGCCCCGCCGACGCCCTGAGAGGTAGACGGCCCCGGCGTTTGCGAACTCGATGGTTCCCGCGCCGGGGTCGTCGCTTGCGATTCTTACGCCGTTTGCCAGCGTGCGCAGGGCCATGCTCGATGCGTATGCGCCCGTTCTCGCTATCGCCTGTGCGTTGTTCCTCGCATCGGTGAGTATTGGCCTTGCGTCTTCCTTGAGGCCGCGCTTGAACTCGCGGAGTATGTCCTTGTTGATGGACTTGAGCGCCCTGATGGTCTCCTCAAGCCCCTCGGCTTCGATGCGGACGCCTCCGCCGTGGGTGAACGCCATCATTTCCTCCCGCGATTGAAGATCCTGTTTACCCTTGCCCTGCGCGCCTCCATGTCGCTTTTCCTTCCGCGCTCCTCCTGGGCGTCGAAGTACATGTCAACGTACTCGTCAAAAACGACGGGGTACTCGTCGCACAGCCTTGCAAGGTCGTACGGCGAGCACCCCGTTCTCAGGCTCAGGATGGCTATTCGGGGCGCGCGTCCGCTAAAGGGGCGTCGGGCTTGTTGTCCTTGATGGCCACGTCGTACATGTCGGCGATGGCGTCAATGGCCTCTGCGGTGTCCATGCCCTCAACGCCAAGCTCCTTGAGCGTGTTCGCGCGCTTGGCGGCGAAGTAGGCCCATGCGAAGTCGAGTCGGTTGTTGTTTGTCGGGCGCTCGGGCCACCCGGCGGCCTCCTCCTGGGCTGCCCAGAGGGCGGTGCGCCCGCCCTCGATCTCGACGGTGGTGCCGTCCTCCGGCTTGGTGAAGGTGAAGAGGAACTTCATGCTTGCTCCTTACTCGGTGATATAGCTCTCGACCTTGTTGACGATGGTCACGGTGACGGGGGTGCCGTCGGCGGAGTCGATGCCGATGTCATCGGCGCTGAACTCGACCTCGGCGGCATTGCCCTCGGGGTCGACCTCCGGCATCTCGAAGTTCCACGGCACGTTCGTGAACGCGACTTCGAGCGTGCAGTTGGCGTCGGCGCTGTGGGTGAACTTCCAGAGGGCCGAGCCGTACACGATCTTGGATGACACCTTGGTGCCGTCGGCGGCGCCGGTGAGGCACTTGCGCATGAGCGCGAAGTCATCGGGCACGACGGTCATGTTCACGGATGTGGTCAGCTTTCCCTCGGCGAGGATGGTAGGAACGACCTGGCCTGCCGCGCGCTTCGCATCGAGGCTGTTGGACATCTCGAAGCTTCCCTGCGTAACGGTCACGTCGCCGGGGGTCTGGCTCGCGGTGTCGATCTGGAAGTCTCCGCCGGTGGGCACGAAGTAGCCGTCGAAGCAGGACGGGCTTACAACGTCGGCCCACGACTGGAACAGGGTCGCGTCAACCCCGGCTGCGGTCACGTTGATGTCGAGCGGGGCGTTGCCCTCGAACGTGAGGCCAAGCGTGTCGATCTTGCAGCCGTCGACCTTATGCACCGTCTGCTGGGCGGTGTCTCCGATCTGACCCCAGAAGGTCAGGAGCGGCAGGACTGAGCCGAGGGTGATGACGTGCTTGTGGTACCCGGACTTCTCAGCGACGGGTGTCGAAACGATGTTGCCCATTGCCGCAAGGCAGTAAAGAGCAAGAGAGTCGGCGTACGCGAGAGTATCGAAGTCGACGCCCATGTTGACCTCGGAGACGTACGCGCCGTTGGCGGCGTTGGCGCGCAGGCCGCACGCCACGGCCTTCTGCTCGATGGTGCGCTCGGGGTTGACCAGACCGCCGCCGGTCAGGCCGTGCTTGATGGTGGGCTGCTCCGCCGGGGTGTCGCCGTCCTGAAGCGCGACGCCCAGCATGCCGATGGAAACGTTAATCATCGCTGTCCTCCTTCTTTCGTGCGGAGGCGCGAACAGCCCCCTGCTCCTTGAGCGCCCTCACGAGCGCATCCGGCGCTTTGACCTGAGCGCCCTTCTTGAACCGGTAGGGGTGCCCGTTGAAGAGCACCGAGATGTCCTTGGTGGCGATCACTGCACTACCTCCCTGAACTTCTGCGGGCACTTGGCGAACACGGAGCACTGCACGCCCACGGATGCAGCGGCCATGTGGTACTTGGAGTTGTCGGGCGATGTTCCCGCAGCCTCGATTGACGGGAAGGAGTTGTCTACCGACATGGAGAGCCGTTGATCGGCCATGACCGCGTTGAACACCGCGTCAACGTAGGCGAGCAGGGTTGCGGAGGCCGTGGCCAGGTCGGAATGCCGGGCGAAGCACAGAACGTGAACCGTGAAGTCGAGCTGCCCGGCACCCGGAACTGCCCTGCCGCCCATGGTCGCCGTGTCCACGATGGAATCGACAGCGATGTAGTACGGAGGCTCGTTCGTCGGGAAGCCGTCGTATACCTTCGGGGCCTGCACTCCGGGGTAAAGCTCGCCGAAGGCATCGGCCACCTTGCTCATGCGCCGGTACAGCTCGTCGCGCGCGGCCTGAAAAGTCACCATACGAGATTCGCCCCCCGCCCGAACTGCTCAATCGCCGCGTTGACCTCCGGGATGTCGGTGGCGCCGTCCTGCCCTGCCGTGGTGAACCGGATGAAGCCCGCGTCCGTGCTCTCGCCCGTGGCCCCGATGGGGCGGTTGGACGGCCGCAGCATGTAGGCCGCAAGCTCAAGCACGGCGCGGGAGACCTGGGCAGGAAGCCCCTCGTACCCGTATACGTACTCGACCCAGCACGGGCGCGGGAAGCACTTGACGGCCACGGCCTGGCAGTCGCTCACCAGCTCGTATCCGTCGGTCAGAAGCTCCCGGACATCCCCGTGGTCAAGCGTCAGGCAGCGCTCGCGCCCGTAGTTCTTGGTGCGCCCGATGCGGGCGACGAAGGAGCGGCGCGCGTTGCGCTCGAAAACGTCGGTCGCGGCCTGACGCGCCTGGAAAAGCGCCTCCTCCGGCATCTTGTCGAAATCGTCCTGACCGTCCCCGTAGCCCTTGAGCGCGTCGAGCCTGAAGTAGTGGCGGGAAACCACCTCGATGTAGGTGGTGAAAAGGGTCTCGTCTCCCTTCTTCCAGTCGATGCGGGCGGTGTTCGGGGCTTTGAGCGTCGGCAGCGTTACGGCGTTCTCCTCTACGGGAAGACCCTGCTCCCCGCCGAAGCGGGGGCGCAGGGTCGCGGAATCGATTGAGGCGTCTGCCTCAAGCTGCAAGACGGCGGTCTCGGATGCCGCGACGCGGATGGTCGAATCCGGCGCTACGAGCATCAGGCCTCCTCGTCCTCGTCGTAGTCCTCCTCAGCCTCGTCCTCGGCCTCGTCCTCAACGGGTTCGGCCTTGGGCTTCTGCTTGCGGCGGCTTGCGCTCTTGCGCTTCGGCTTGTCCTCCTGAGAGCCGAGCAGGCCGCGCGCCTGGGCCTCCTCGTCGGACATGACCTCGCCCTCGAAGGCGATCAGGTAGCCGTCACGGATAACGCGTTCCTTGCTGGTGTACATGGCTCCTCCTTACGCGCCCACGCCAGAGACGGCGGGAGCCTTGTCGAGGTCGGTCTGTTTGGCGAGGCAGAAGGCGTCCGGGTAGCGCACCTGAAGCGCCTTGGTGTGCTCGCCGAGGATGGACAGCTCGTTCTTGATGAACTGGTCGTTGTAGTAGCCGATCTCGACCGTGGTACCCCCGTGGATGGCGCGGCGGCGGGCTGCGAAGCTGTCGTACACGAGGATGCCGGGACAGCTCGCGTCCTCGACCACCTGCATGCCCCAGTACACGTCGGAGCCGAGCGTCTGGTACAGGCCTGTCTCGGTCTTGTAGAGGTCGATGGCCTCGCGCACCTCGGGGCTGACGGAAACGTGGGTGGGGATGCGGCGCGCGTTGCGCATGACCTTGGTGCGCATCATGCGGATGGCGTCGAAGTACATGCCGCCCATCGCCTCGGTGAAGGTCTGGATGCCCGTGACGTTGGTGATGCCCACGATATGGGTGGAGTCGGAGCCGTTCCAGTACTTGGCGTTGGTGATCTCGTCAAGGTCGAGCAGCAGGTCGTGCTCGATGAGGTCAAGCAGCTCGTCGTAGTCCATCAGGGTGTCCTTGGAGATGGGCACGTAGCCAGCGATGGTCTCCTTGTTGGCCACCGCGTCCTTCCACGCATAGATGACCTTCGCCTTGGTGGCGCTGGCGCCTTCGGTGACGCCAGCCCACGTAGCGGGGGCGCCGCTCTCGTTGGTCTTGTCGCGCTGCTTGTAGGTTACGGAGCCTGCGGCGGGCGTCTCTAGCAGGGTGCTCGCGAAGTTCTGGAACGCGCCGGGGAGCTTGGCCGGGATCTCAAGCTCGATCTCGGTGGGAGCGCCCACGGTCACGACGCTGGCGGCGTTGCGCGGGCCGACCTCGGCGGAGTTCTTGAAGCCGACCTGAAGGCCGTGGAACTCGTCGCGGGCGCCGAGGATGCGCACGCCGAAGGAATCCGCGTGCTGCTTGGGCTTCGGCGCGTTGCGCAGCGCGTCCTCCTCCTCGATGACGTGGCCGATGGTGATGTCGAGCTGCTCGATCTGGCCCTGGATGACGAGCGCCTTGCTCTCGTCCTTGTCATCCACGGCGCGGCGCTGCTCCTCGGCGAGGCGGTTGCGCTCCGCCCAGAGCTGCTTGGAATTGAGGATTGCCATGTTCTACTCCTTTGTCCGGTAGACCCTGTTTCCCAACACGAGGAGGCGGCACCCCTCGTTTTGCTGCATGGTATTTGCGGCGTGAGATTTGCCCGGCTCCTCCTCGGGTTCGGCGGGCTTGGGTGCCGAAAGCGCCTCGATTGCGTCCTTTGGGGCGTGCTTGTATCGGGCGAGCATGGCGGGATCGATGCACGCTGCCACGCGCTGCTCGGTCTGGATGATCTCGTCAGCCAAACCGGCATCAACGGCTGCCTGGGCGTCGTACCACGTCTCTGCATCCATGGCGGCGCGAACGTCATCGACATCCATGCCTGAGCGCGCCGCGATGATTCCGGCGATGGTGCCGTCCACAGCCTCAAGGCGCTCGGCGGCAACAAGCAGCTCCGCCGCGTTGCCGCTGGTGTATGTCCACGCGTCGTGGATCATCAACTGAGCGAAGTCGCTCATTACCACCTTGTCCGCCATGACGGCGATATATGAGGCGGCTGAGGCGGCAATGCCGTCGACGTACGCCGTGGTCTCGCCCTCGTAGCGCTGGATTGCCGAGGCGATGCCGAAGCCCTCGTACACGTCGCCGCCGCAGCTGTCGATACGGATGTCGAGCGGCTTGGGACTCAGCTCGTCAAGCGTCTGCGCGAAGTTTTTTGCAGTGTTGCTTGAATCCATGTCCCACCAATCGGAACCGATGGTTCCGTACAGGTACACCGTGGCGCGTTGGGCCTCATTCTTGATTTGAAACACTTGTGCCTCCTACTCCCGTCTGGCTCCCGTCGCCGGGTTCCGTCGGCTTTTCCGCATTGCTTGCGTTAAACACGTTCACGGTTCCGTCCGGGTTGACGGTTCCGTAGTTGAGCGGGAAGAGCGGCAGCCCGATTCCCTCAAGCGGGTCGAAGTCCTCAAGGTCGCGAACGTCCTCGCGTGTGATCGCGCCCAGATAGCCCATCTCGCGGTAGTACTGGGTGCGGGTGGCGTCGTCTCCGCGCATAAGGCCCTGTACGCGGAACTTGGCCTGCGCGTTCGGAAGCCCGCAGGATGCGAGAACCGGCTGCAACGCGATCTCGATGCACCGCACGTCAGGCACGATGGTGTCAGTCACGTAGTCGATGTTGGACTGCTGCCCTCCGGCGTAGGTTGTCTGGTCTCCGTCGTAGACCTTCCAAGGCGGAACGTTGCAGGCGCGGCACACCTGATGCAGCACCCACTTCTGCTGCTCGATAACGGAGGCGTCCTTCATTGTCTGCTGGTCGGCAACCCACTTTGCCCCGTACCCGAAGATGGGCGCGCGCCCCGCCTCGGTGATGCCGCTTTTCATGTCGATTGCCGTTCGGAGCGCATTCAGCTTCTTCTCATCGTTGATGACGTTGCCCGCCGGAAGCTCCACGTGGCCCAGATGGTGGTTACCGTTGCGGAGCATCGAGCGGTAGAAGCGCTCAAGGTCGAGTGACAGGCCGATCTCCTCGGCTGCCAGCTTCGCGAGCGACTTGCCCTTGATGCCGTCCTTGGTTACGTGCGTGCAGATGTTGACCACCTCGTGGTTGAAGTAAGTCCCTGCGGGCACGTGGTCATCGCCCGGCGCTACGGTGTAGGTTGTGCGGTAGCCCTTCGGCGCGTTGCGGTCGTAGTTGTGCTGAACGGTCGCCGTTATGGGCCAGATTGCCTCGACGCGCCCACGGTTCCATTCGATGAACCAGTATGCGTTGCCGAACGTGTCACGACGCAGCACCGTCCACGCCATGAGCGCCGGGGCGGTCATCTCCTCGTTGGCCATGCCGTTGAGGAGCTTCGCAAGCGGATGGTTGGTCAGGCGCTCCGATCCGCTGCGCCTGTGGTTGACCACGCTGAACGGAAGAGACGCCATTGAGCGCGCCTTGGTCTGCTCGCACGCGGCGTAGTCGATTGACATGAGCGCGCCGTATCCAGCCGGTGTGGGAGCGAAACCCGGCGGAAGGTTGACGCGCACCACGTCTGAAAGCTCGGGTTCCTCCCCGCGCTTGTAGAACATGTCGTAGAAACGTCCCATGCTGCCCCTTTCTTCTGGCGGCATGGTACGGGCGGCGTGAGATTAGTAGATCTCTGGGGCGTCCTCGCTCCCTGAGACGAGCTTGTTGTATGCGAGCGCAGCTATGGCCAATGCGATAGCGCCGTCTATCTTGGATTTGCGCGAGTCCTTTCCGAAGCGTGTGCCATATGGCTCGCGCTCCTCCTCGACGGTGTTTTCCAAGTGCTGGCGGAGCTTCCTCTGCCCCTTGAGCTTGAGCCGCCTGTCCTTCACGAGGTTCATCACGATTGAGGTAGCCTGGCACATGGTGGCGTTGTTCTGCGCGAAGGAAACGGTCTCGATTCCGTACACATCGTTGAGCTGGCTGCTCATGACAATCATGCGGTTGGGGTCGATGCCTACGACCTCCGGGTAGTGCTCCTGGCACACGCCCGCAACAAGCTCCATGATCTGGTTGAGGGGGTAGTGCCCCGTATCCTCGTCCGGCGTGTCGAATATCCAGCTCTTCGTGTAGCCGACCATGGTTCCGCGCTTGTTCTTGCGTTCCTGATAGGCAACGATGGCGTAGGAGTCTCCGGCCGTAGCGCCGTCGATGCCGATGGTGAACGGGCTGCCGAAGTCGAGTGTGTTTGCCCCGCGCTCGCATCGGTCCAGCTGCGCCGTGGTGAAGCACGAATACGCGTCCCTGTCAGATGGGAAGCGGTTCGCGGTGTAGCGCTCGAACGACCTCTTAGAGGTTGCCATCCCGCGCTGATCTTGGATGCTCTCCCACGTGACCCACGAGGCGCACATGAGCGGTTCCCAGCTCTCGCGCTTGTCGATGTCCGCGCCGTCATCGAGGCCGAGCCAGTAGAGGTACATGCCGGGGTCATCGTCGGCTTTCTGCAAGGTGTTCCAAAGGAAGCCCTCGCGCGCGTCGCCTGCGGTGGTGATGCCAATTGAAAGCGGGTTCCAGAGCACCTTCTGGCCCTTCAGCCCGGCGTCCCACACCTTGCTGTCCTTGTAGACGTGCAGCTCGTCAAAGATGAGCACGTTGAAGTGCCACGATTCCAGCGCGTCCGCCTTGTTCGGAAGCACCATGATCTTCGCGCCGGTCTCCCGGTGGGTGATAACGTCCTTGCCGATGTCCCACTGGTCTTTCCACGTGTCGTTGAGCTTGATCATGGTGGCGATCTTCTCGAAGATGTTGCGCACCTGGTCTTTCGAGCTTGCGACAACTCCGTACTGGCCGTTGTGTATGACCTCCATGGTTGCGACGGTGAGCACGGTCGCTGCGGCAAGCTCGGTCTTTCCGTAGCCCGAAGGAAGCCCGATTATCACGCGGCGGAACCTGCGCTTGAACCGTCCGCCCTCCATGCTCCCGGTCGCGAAGATGGGCTTCCAGATGTTCTCGCGCTGGAACGGTTCGAGAAGGAACGGCTTGCCGTAGAAGCTGTCGTTTGAGACGTGGTGGCACATGGAGGAAAGGCACTTCTCGTAGTCGCGGGCCATTATCAGGCCATCGCGCGAGTAGGCCGTCTCAGTCCTCCGCATCCTCTATCACCACCTCTGATTCCGGCAGCTCGTATGCCGCGTCGATGCTCTTGAACATGGCTGCGGTGTCCGCCGCCGTCTTGGTCGCGGTCGCGTCCATGAGGCCGATGCGCGATCTCGCCAAGGGCGATAGACCCAGCATGTCGGACAGCGCACGAATCTCTGCGCTCGCCTCCTTGAGGATCGTGAGCGCCGGGTTCTTGCGTACAAGCGGTATCTCGTTCCCGTCCTTGGTCTTGAATGGCTTGATGCCTATCTTGTCGAATATGGCTATCTTGCCGTCCTCGGAGTGTATGGCCTGCTCTGCCTGACGCGCCACGGCGTGCCAGTAGGTAAGGAGCCGCAGCGTCGGGATGTCCTGCTCCGTAAAGCTGTTCACTGGTGGCGCAAGCCACGCCCATATCTCGCTCTGCACGGGGTCTTCGGCTATGTCCTGCGGCATGAGCACGCCCGAGGAACCCTCGCGCACGGCGAGGCCGTAGGAGTCCGAGAGGCCCCGGCGTATGGCGTTGTGCTTCGGCTTCGCGCCCTTCACAGGCCCTCACCCCTCAGTGCGTCCTCGATCTTCTTCGCAACCCTACGCAGCTTCAGGCACAGGGGCGATGACGTGAGCATGGAGGCGCGTGAAAGGTCGCTCGCCGCCACGTGGGCGCGCTGCAAGACCTCAAGCACCTCGTCATCGGTCATGGATGCGGACGGGGCGGGAGCCTGAAGCTCGCCCGTGTAGGCGTAGCCTCTGGCCGCGCGCGAGCGGCACGTGGCGGAGCAGTACCGCGCCGTGCTTCGCTGGGCCTTGAACTCCCGCCCGCATATCTCGCACCGCTTAATCAAGCTGTTTGACCTTTCCGATAACGGTCTTGGTCACCGGAAACATGACCACTTCGTAGGCGACCTTTGCGAGGCCGAAGGATACGACCGTCGCCAGAATCACCGAAACCGGCATGACGCCGAGGAACATGCCAAAGTTGAAAACGGCGGCATCGCTCAGCTCGCCGAAAAGCGTAGAGGTGACGCATCGCGCCATAAGGTGCCTCTCTCCGTGACGGTCGTGCATGACTTGCATGATCTTGGCGTTGAGCGTGGAGCCAACGAGGTAGCCGCCGAAGCTTGCCGCAAGCGCTCGCGGAGTCGTTGAGAACACCGCCTCAAACGCGGGCTGCGCGGTGAAGTGCGCGGAACCGGGAACGATGATCGCGATCTGGTACACCAGCACGGCTGCGAGGTTCAGGATAAAGCCCATGAAAACGACCTTGCGCGCGGTCTTGAAACCGTAGACCTCGGTGAACACGTCGTTAAGGATGTACACGACCGGGAACGTAACGAACGCGCTCGACCAGCTGAAGCCGAACACGTCAAACGTCTTCCCAGCGATGGTGTTGTTTGCGATCAGCAGAACGCAGTACGTCGCAGCCGCATAGAAAAGGAACTTGCTCTTGGTCATGCTTACCACTCCTTGTCGTTTGCTTCCAAATACTCCGCGTATCGGAGCCATTCGGTGAAGTTATGGATGACGGCCTCCCGCGTTTTGAGTCGATGACCCTTTGGTGCGTTGACCTTGCAGATGGCAACGCCGTCGAACGTGTAGATGTATCCGCCACGGTTCCCATACAGCCATGCCGTCGAGTCAACGGAGTCGAAACCAACGGACGGAAGCGTTTTCAGCTCCGTGTAGCCCAGTCCGTGAACCTTTGCGCCAAGTCTGTGCGCCTCCCTCGTGAACCACCTGAGATACGGCTTGAGCTTCTTCCTGCCGTCCTTGGTTGCTATGCCGCCGATTGCGACATACGGGTACTCCGAGCACATTTCCTGAAAGGCCCTCTTGCCGCGCTCTAGATGCCAAACTGGGATGCACCGTCTGCCGGTTTGCGCCTCGATCTCGCGGCGGAACTCAAGCACTCGCTTGTATCCAACAACCGAGTCAACGTCCATTTCGAAGAAGTCTTGGACGTTGTTCTCGCAGATGTAGCGGATGTACCTGTTAACGTATGCCGGAAGGGCCTTCGCCTCCATTCCTGCCCCGTAGAGCGCGGTAAACGCTCCGGAATCGAGCAAGAAGCGCTTGAAGCGGTGTATGTTACGAGTCTGCCAGTCCGCAACGTAGTAGTAGCTTTCAAGGATGTTGCACCTTCCGGCCAACCCTTCTTGGAGCACACCCCCCCCCGTTAGCTTTT